GCAAGCCGGTGATGGGCGACAAGCGCATCGAAGGCCGCATGATGCAGCTCACGTACTCCAGCATGGATGTGCGCATCGACCAAGTTCGTGGCGGTGCCGATTCTGGCGGGCGTATGACCCAGAAGCGCACGGTGCATAACCTGCGCAACATCTCCATGGCTGGCCTCCAGGCATGGATGCAGCGTCTGGAAGATCAGACCGCGCTGGTGCATCTTGCCGGTGCCCGTGGTTCGCAGCAGACCTCCGATTGGGTGGTTCCGCTGCAATCCGATGCCGACTTTGGCGAGATCATGGTCAATACCGTCAAGGCACCGACAAAGAACCGCTACTTCGCGGCCAACGACGCCACCACCCCCGCCGACATCGGCACCAACGACGCGCTGACCTTGCAGGACATCGACCGCATCGTGACCCAACTGCGTGAATCCCCCGTGGTCATGCAGTCGGTCAAGATCAAGGGCGACGACCGCGCATGGAACGATCCGCTGTGGGTGATGTTCGTCACCGAGCGCCAGTGGCTCTACCTGCAAAGCCGTACCAGCCAGACCACCTGGCGGCAGGCCGTGCAGTACGCTTTCGAGCGCAAGAGTTCCGGCCTCAAGCATCCGCTGTTCGATGCCTACGAGACGATCATGTGGAACGGCGTGCTCATCAAGCGCATGAACCGTTACGCAATCCGCTTCGCTGCTGGCGACAACGTTGTGACTGACACGGGCGGCGCCGATGGCCTGACCTACACCGAAAGCACGGTGCAGACCGCGCAGCCGGTGGATCGCGCCATCATCGTCGGTGCGCAGGCGCTGGCCAAGGCCTACGGCAAGTCGGCCTCCGACTACTTCTACGACTGGTCGGAGAAGGAAGTCGATCACGGCAACAGCATCGAAACCGTGGCAGCCAGCATGACCGGTTCCGCCAAGATCCGCTTCAAGATCGACGGCGCTGATACCGACTTCGGCGTGGCCGTGGTGGATAGCTACGCGCCTGATCCCGCATCGGCTGCTGGCCGTACCCTGCTGGGTTCCTAATCGAGAATTTCTCGACGGAATCTGACGGATTGAGGAATTAACGGGGGCTTCGGCCCCCAATCTGAAAGGAAACTGAAATGGCCACCATCAATGCTCCAACTCTGCAAGATGTCATCTACTCCGGTGACTGCCCGCTGGCCGTGGCCCATGGTTCGGCAACCCTCGCCGCCGCGCAAATCGGCGACAAGGTGCGTCTGAACAAGGTCTATGCCGGTACCAAGGTCTATGACGCCAAGCTGATCTCCGGCGCTTTGGGCGCTGGCGTGACCATTGACCTCGGTTTCGAGTACGTCAACGGCGAAGCGGGCGGCAACGCTGCGGCCTTCCTCGACAACGCCGATTGCGCTGCCGCTGGTCGTGATGAGTCTGCCGCTGCGCCGATCACCATGGCCTACGACGCCTACATCATCGCCACCATTGGCGGTGCTGCGGCAACCGGCCAGATCGACTCGGTGCTGACCTTCGAGTTCAAGGGCAAGTAATTGCCTCTGAATCGAGAGTGACGCGGGGGCGGCTCATTCACTTGGGCTGCCCCCGTTTTTGTTGAACACAAGGAGAACACCATGTCCAACCTCGTACCCGTCGTCTATGTCGGCAACAAGCCGCACGCCTTCGACAACATCGCGCACTCCGGCAAAAGCTGGCAGGGCAAGGGCGATGTGCAGGAAGCCACCGATGCCCAGGCCAAGTTGCTGCTGAAATACCCAGACCAGTGGGCGCTGGCCAATGAAGCCGACCGCGCAGCCGTCGAAGCCCCGGTATCCATCGAAGGCAAGGACGAGAACGGCGAGGCTGTGACCATCGACCCTGACGACTTGAAGAAGCCGCTGGAGAAGATGAACAAGGCCGAGCTTTCCGCGCTGGCCAAGCAGTCGTGGGACAAGGAGCTTGACCCGGCCATGACCAAGAAAGCCATGATCGACCAGATCGAGGAATGGCAGCACGAGCTTGGCGCCTGAGTCGAATAGCCGACCGGCTTTCATAATCGGCTGAAACACTGGGGGCATAGCCTTGGCCAACATCAAGTATTCCGAACTGCTGGACGAAGTGCTGCCGTATCTGGCTGCCGATCCGTCTGACCCGGTGACGGAGAACGCCATCAAGCGTACCGTCATCGAGTTCTGCGCCGGTTCGTGGATCTGGAAGCACTTGCCCGACCCGCTTGATGTGGTTGCCGGTGAAAACACCTACGACCTAGAACCGCTACCGGGCACGGACGTGACCACGGTACTGGCCGCAGAGCTTGACGGCGTGCCGCTGGCACCGAAAGACATCCCCTGGCTGAATCGGGAAATCCCGCGCTGGCGCACCGTGGCCGCCCGCCCCAAGTATTTCACTCAGGTCGACACCGAGCAGGTGCTGCTGGCCGCGCTACCGGATGCCAACATCACCGCAGGGCTGACGCTCACCCTGGCCTTGCAGCCATCGCAGGCAGCGACAGGCTTCCCGAAATGGATCTTCAACCAGTACCTCTACGTGCTGGCCGAGGGTGCGCTTGCCAAGCTGATGATGATGCCGAATAAGCCATGGACGGACATTCAGAACGGAGCCGACCGCCGCACCAAGTTCGAGGCTGGCATGGCCAATGCCCGCGCTTCCGCCGTGTCGGCACTGGGCAGCGCCCCGCAGCGCGTGTCTGCCCAACATTAAGGAATCGCCATGGGAACGATCATTGCCAACAGCGTCATCGAGAAGGCGCAAACCATCCTGCAAGACACAACCGGCGTGCGCTGGCCTGTTGCCGATGAACTGCTTGGCTGGCTCAACGATGGCCAGCGCGAGGTTGTCATCCTAAAACCGAATTCGCACGTCAAGAACATTGCCGTGCGTCTGGCCGCTGGCACCAAGCAGAGCTTGCCGTCTGACGGCGTGCAACTGATCGACGTGGTGCGCAACATGGGAACCGACGGCAACACACCGGGCCGCGCCGTGCGCATCGTCATGCGCGAGATTCTGGACGCCCAGGTGCCGAACTGGCACAGCGCCACCGCTGCCGCCGACGCCAAGCACTACGTCTATTCCTTGCTCGATCCCAAGAACTTCTACGTCTATCCGCCGCAGCCTGCCGCCAATCAGGGCTACGTCGAGATGGTCTATGGTGCGGCGCCAGCCGACGCCACGCTGAACGGCCCGATCACGCTGGACGACATCTACCAGAACGTGCTGGTCGATTACATCCTGTACCGCGCCTACAGCAAGGACACCGAATATGCCGCTGACCAGAACCGGGCAGCGACACACCAGAACGCCTATATCGCTGCGCTTACCGGCAAGGCAAAGGTGGAAGTGGGGGCCAACCCCAACTCAATGGCTCCGGCCAATCCCAACGTCACGCCTAACACCCGCTAACTGAAAGGAGCATCGAAATGGGCGCTTTTTCCAATTACCTCGAAGAAAAGATCGTTGAGCACTTCTTGCGCAACAACGCGATCACCCCTCCCACCACGGTCTATGTGGCGCTGTTCGAGTCCGACCCCGGCGAAGCCACGGGCGGAACCGAGACGGCCTACACCGGCTATGCCCGTCAGTCATCCACATGGACGGCATTGGACGCCAACGGCCAGACCAAGAACGTCGGCGCCTTGACCTTCCCGGCCAACGGCAACGCATCGGCCAGTGTGACCATCACGCATCTGGCGCTGTACGACGCGGCCACCAACGGCAACCGCCTGTTCTACGCGCAACTGTCGGCATCCAAGACGCTTTCGCCGGGTGACGTGCTTTCGTTCGCCGCTAACGCTATCGTCTTTGGTCTTGACTAAATGGTTGAGGTTTCCTCAATCCTGACGTGACGTGAACGGGGCAGTTAACGGATTCTCGATCAACGGCACGGTACTTCCCTCTTGGGTAGTCCGTGCTGTTGTCGTTGCCACTGCCGCCGCGACCGTCGCCAGTAGCGAACCGACACGCACCACCTACGCTGCGGCCTTCGGCGATGCTGCCGTCTCGGTATCGCTATCGCAGACGCACACCATTCAGGCGCGTGCCGCCGGCACGGCCAGCGTTTCAACCAGCATCGAACCGACGCTGCGCTTTGCCGGCGCCAGCACGGCCACCGCCATTGCCACCGGCAACGGTGCGGTACGGCGCGATGTGTTCGCTACCGCTGGGGGTGACGCCACCTGTACCGCCGACGCGCTGACCGCGCAGGCCATCGGCGAGGCACAAGCCACCGCCGTTTCGACGGTCGATCTGGCGCTGGCGCACATCATCCACCC